ATCGATGCGCCGGTCCGCCAGATCCTCGATGATGCGCAGCCGGCGGTCGGCCGCGTCCTGCTCGGCATCTACCACGTTATCCTGGAGGCCGTAAATCTCGTTGACATATTCCTGTTCGCGCCTAATACGCAGCCGGTGGGCGTCTTCTTCGCTGCCCAGGATCTTGGCCCAGCTCGATTCTTCCTTGTCCAGGATTTTGCCGTAGGCCTCAATGGCACGGTCCGCGTATTCTTCCCAGCCGGTTTCTTCGTACAACTCGCGATACAGGTCGTGCACGTTGTCGCTTAACTTTTGCATACCGGCGGAAAGGCCTTCGGTCGCTGTCAGAGCTTTGTCCATACCGGTCGCGATATGGTCGCCGGCCTTTTGGCCTTCGTCCCCGGCGGACGTCATGGCGTCTTTGATCTTTCCGATTCGCTCGCGCATGGCGTCAAAACTCTGGTGGGTCTGCTGCATGGCCTCGGCCGTATCGGCGCCGTACTCCCAAGCCGCCGTGCGGCTGATCTGCATGTCCGCGCGCATGCGCTTGTAGTTGGCGATCAGGTATTCCAATTGCTCGGTTTCTCCGCCGGTCAGCTTGCGCGCCCACAGGAGTCCCTCGGACATTCTCTGAAACACCCACATGATGCTGTCGGCAAAGCCGGTTGCTCCGGCGGTAAAAACCGCAAACTCCAATTCTACGGCACGGATGCTGTTGCGCAAAAGCTCCGGCACGTAAGTCATAACCTCAAACGCCGTCAGTGTGCCCTCGGCCGTTTCCTTGGCCCATTTGACGAGGGAGCCGTCTTTGCTCATCTGGTCGATCTCATCCATCAAAAGGCCCAGCTCCTGGCGCATGGCGTCAAACGGCCCGCTTTCCATCACCTGGATACGCCAGTTGTCCCACTCCTTACCCATGCGGGTGACAAGACCGCCCCAGGTGTCCATCATGCGGGCGGATGCACCGCCGTAGCGCTTTTCAAATCCCGCAAAAAGCGCCTCCAGGCCGGTCGCGGCATCCACCGCGCCCTTGCTTATCTGGTCGGACAGCTCGGCCACGCTCATGCCCATCTCTTCGGCCATCACCTGGATGGCCGTGGGGATGGCCTCGCCCAATTGCTGGCGCAGCTCCTCCATCGAGATCACGCCTTTGCCGGCCATCTGTTGGATGGCGATCGAGGCCCGTTTTAGGGTTTCGTCCGTTCCGCCGAAATAGCTTACGGCGTCCGTCAGGGCCTCCACCTTGCCCGTGACATCGCTTAATTTCACGGCCTCCAGCTTCACGAAGGCGTCTTCAATGGCTGCCAGGCCGTAGGGCACCTTGAGGTCCAGCATCCAGCCGAAGGCCTGTTCTGCGCGCTCAGAGGAGCCCGTAAGCCCCTCCAGCATCTTTTTCGTGCGCTCGGCCCGGGCCGCCAGGTCCACAAATCCTTTGGCGGCCGACACGGCCCGGTCCAGGGCGATATATGTCGCCAGGGCGGCCGTGGCTTTTTTGGCAAAGCTGTCCAGCCCGCCCCCGGCCTTGCGAAAGGCGCGTTCGCCCCTGTCGCCGGTCTGCTCCATCGTCCGGCCGAGCTGTTTGACCTTCAGCTCTCCGGTTTTACTGTCGACGCGAATTTCTAATCTGAGGACTTCGTCAGGCATGTGCCCCCTTCGGGTATAGCTCAAAGCTCAAGGCTGAAAGCTCAACGCCGGCAAGATCATCATTGCTCATTATTGTTCAACAATTGCCTTTTTCAGCGCCTGTTTTTGCTCCGGCGCCTTTCCCGCCGGCGCCACCCTGGCCCTGGCCGTGCCCGTCATGGGGGCCGCCGCTGTTTGCCGGCGGCCCCGTTCCGTCTCTTTTCGGCATTTTCACCCTCCTGTTTTTCATGATTCGATGTTCTTTAACTCCCTTTGAGCTTTCAGCTTTGAGCCTTCAGCTTCCCTTTCTTGTGTTCAGCCCCATCGCAATGGCCTCCAGGGCGTCGATGAACCCGGCATGATCGGCCACGTTCTTTTGCTCCGCCACCCACCTGGCTGCGTCGTAATTGACTTCGTGTCCGGCCGGGGTCGACCGCAAAAGCCCTTTATGCTTCATCACCAGGCCCCACACATACTGATTTTCCGGCAATAGCTCGACCCGGCCGCAGGCCTCGCAAGAGGCCGGAACCTTGCCGGGTTCCAGTTGGCGGATCGTTTGGCAGGCCGCGCACGATCTTACGCCCCTGGGCCGGTTTCTGAGCCAGCAGGCGTATTCGGCAAGTTTTTTTCCGATTCCTCCTTGGCCTGTTGGATATTAATCGACGCCCGAAACGCCTCTTCCTCGATCCATACCCCGATCTGGGGCACCTGGGCGATCATCTCCAGCACATGGGCCGTGGAAAAAGCCACCGGCCGGCCGGTGTCGATATCCACCACCTCTTTCCAGCCCTTGATCTTTCTTTTTGCGATGATCCGGCGCAGCTTGTTTTTATCCAGCCGGCTGCGGACCTGCCCGCGCTCGTCCGTATCTTCCACGGTGGCCGCTTCGACCATCTGTTCGAAGTCGTCGGCCGTGGACGGTTCAAACAAAAACTTCACCCGGCGGTCATAAGGGCAACTCCGCCAGACGTCCGGCAATTTCTTTCCCGGTGCAAACGCTATGGCCATAATTAAACTCCTTTCAGTCGCAGCTCAAAGCTCAAAGGTCAAGGCCGCTAAAATGACTTTTGCTCTTGCTTTCAGCTTTGAGCCTTCAGCTTTCAGCTTCCCAGCTTACGTTATCGCTATTTGCCACTCATCGTCGCCCGAGCTCATGGCGAGCAGGGCCTCGACGTCATAGACCAGCAGGCCGTTTTTCACGGTTTCGCGCAGGCCCTGGTACTGCACCTTGGGGGCTGTCACGGCGATGGTATTGCCGGCGTCGCTGCCCAGGGTGGCGGTAAAGGCCATCTCCGCGCCCGAGCGCCAGTTGCCCAGAAAATCCTCGGTGGCCACCAGCACGGCTTCCGGGTCGAAGCGCAGCATCGGCTTTCTGTCCGTAATTACGCAGCTCTTGTGCCCCGAGCCGGCGTTGGCGTCCGGACGCAGGGACAGCACGTTGCCGAAGTCGATTTCGACCTTTTCGATCAAAGCGGAATAGCTGTCGATGGAAAGACTGGCCGACAGCAGCACGGGCGGCGTGACGCTCTGGTGTACCACGCCGTCGGACAGCAGGGCCGCGTCCGCATCGTCAAAATCCGCGCCCTGGAAGTCGAGGGTGAAGATGCCGGGCCTGCCCACCTCCAGCACCAGCTTGGCATTGCCGCGCGCGCCCCAGATGCGGTTGCGCTTGCCGTCCACATAACGGCCCACCGTCACGCTCGAAATCGATGACGACGCCGGCTTGTAGGTGGCGCTGGTTTCGGCCACGAGCGTCTCGCCCACGCCGCAGGCCTTGATGGCGTCCGCGAAAAACACAGCAGAACCGGCCGAGGCCGTGCCCACCAGCTCGATCTGGAAGGATGCTTTGCCGGAGCGCTTGCCGGCCAAGGATTTAAGTTGGCTCAGGGTGGCCCGCAGCGGGTTGCGGGCATGCATCTCGATGCTCGGCTCAAACGTGGCCGCATATACCGGAGACAGCACGTCGGCGCCTTCCAGTGTTTCGGCCGTGCCTTCCTCGGCCTCGATTTCCACCGCGATCTGGCTTCGTTCGGTGATTAACGACATAACTTATTCCTCCTTATCCGCCGCAGTGGGCGGGAAAATGGTTTTCTTTATGGATTTTTCTGCCGGCTGGGGTTTGGCCGGCGCCGGCTTGTCCCCGCCATCCTGCAGCTTGCGGTACTCTTCGGCAGAAATCTCCTTGCCGTCTTTGTTAAAATACCGGGTGATCCCTTTGTTAACCTCGTTCATAATTGCTCCTTTCAGTCGCGGTTCAAGGTTCACGGTTCATGGTTCAAAAAACTCTGCACCCTGCACCTTGTACCTTGCACCTTACTCGCTCGCATACAGCAGGGCCTGGGCCGTCGTGTAATGGGCTGCATAGACCGAAATGCCGGAGCCGAACCATACGGCTATCTCGCGCACCAGGCCGAAAGGAAAAATGCTCATTGAAAGCCGCTTGCCCAGCAGCAGATCCCGGATGCCGTTCAGCATGGCGTAGGTGCCGGGGTTCTCAGTGCCGCCCCGGCGGGCCTCCTCTTCGGATCTCAGGTTTTTGTCGCACACGAACAGATAATAGCTCATCTCTTCTACTTTGCGCGCGCCGTGCTTTTTATACTCCGACCCGCCGTATACGATATAAATCGCCGGAAACAGCGCCGTCATGCGTTTGATGTCGTCTTCCTCCAGCTCGCCCTGGTAGGTCTTGACCGTGCGCACCGTGGCGTATATCGCCGGGTCGCCCTCTTCGGTCTCATAATCCGCCTTCAGCGGCGCCAGGGCCGAGATGATCGCATCCTCGATCTGTTCAATCGTGTAGGCCATTTAAACCGCCCTTCAATCACTCTATCCTAATAGTTGTCCAGCGTGCCGCTGCTCGAATCCGAACTGCGGCCAGTGGAAAAGACGCGGTCGCTCTTGCTGGTGGTGGCTTCCACGCCGCCGTCGGAATCTTTTGCCGGGTCCGGCACGTCCAGCTTGAGTTTTCCTTCGGCGATGCGTTCCAGCAATTTAAGATCCGCGCCGCAGCGCTCTTTCTGGCTCTCGGGCACATCCAGATGCGCCCGGCGCGCATAAAGATTGCAAATGCTCAGATCCACGCTCATCTTGCGGATCAGGGCCGGTGTCGCATCGAACGGCAGGCTGTACTGCATGGACACATAAGTGTCGATCTCTTCGTCCGCGTCGGCAATGGCGCGGCCGACATTATCCGTGTCCACCTCACCGTCCCCGGCGTCGTCGGTCAGCTCGATCAAGACGGTCTCCGGAATGCGTTTTTGAATGTCGCTCTGGGTGCAGTAGGCCATTGGTTCACCTCCGCCGCATCATCGTGTGTGCCGGTATTGATAAAAATAAATCTTGACCTGGCCTTCGGCCGCGGAGACCAGATTGTTGGTGATTTCCATCGTCAATTTGCCGTCCACAAAGCGTTCCCCGTAGGTGCCGGTGGCCAGCAGCGGCAGGGCCGCCTCCGGTGTCGCATCGGCCCGGTCGGCCAGGGCGCCGCCCACGATATCGATGCCGGCCGCGTTTTTCAGAACGACATCGTAATCGGCGGTCGGCGCCGTTGCGGAGGGTATGGTCTCCACCATAAACACCCAGCCGTCGATATCGCTGGTGCTCTCGGCAGCGGAAACTTCGGCGGTCGTGGCGTCGGCAACCCAGTTGAATATCAGCGTCATCACATCGTGATTGACGGCCTGCCGGCTCTGGGTCACGGTACTAGCCGCATAGATCAGCCCGGAAAACGCCAGGATACCGGCTATGACGATTACGAAAGCCTTTAGTTTGAACTTATTCATGTTGCATCCTTTCGATTTCAAAAAGCGCCATCCAGGTGACAGCGATGAGCGCCGTGGTTGCGATATGAAAGGGGAAGTTCACACCGGCGTTGACCGCAACGGCGGCCAGGCCGGCGGCCGGCAGAACCGCCCGGCGGCAAAATCGCAGCACATGCCCCGCATAACCGCCGGCGATCACCGCAAACGGCAACCCCATCTCAAACAGCCCCTGCAAATATTCGTTGTGCGCCGTGGTCCAGCGGGCGCCGTCGATCACCGGGGCCACCAGCTTCCAGTGCCCCAGGCCGGCGCCGAGCAGCCAGTGCCGCCGGTACATCTCCCAGCCCCGCAGCCAGACGCGCAGCCGTTCGGTGCCGAACCCGTCGACAAAAACCACATACAGCAATATGGCGCCGGTCACCGTGGCCAGGGCTATTTTCCATTTGCCCTGCAGGGTCTGAAATACGATCCAGCCGGCCCCGGCCGAAACTATGGCGCCGCTTGTTTTGGTTAGGCACAAACCGGCCAGAACCGGCAAACTCCACCAGCGCCGCCGCGGTCGCCAGAAGGCCGGCAGGCAAAAAGCCAGCAAAGCCGCCACCTCGTTGCGGTTGGCCATCAGGCCCGTCATGGGCCGCCTTCCGGCGGTCACCGGCGCGAACAGCGGGTCCCACCCGGCCGCCTGCAGCAACAGATAGAACGCATGGCCGCCGGCGATCACGCACATGGCGTCAAGCATAATATGCGTATCCGCCGGCAGCCAGACCAGCAAAGCCAGCCAGAGCAGGCCGAATAAAACGGCGTGAAAGGCCAGAAAGCTGTGGCGCGTGTAAAACGGAAACATCATGCCGGCCAGGCCGGATATCAGGAAAAGGGCCGGCCAGCGCAGGCCCTGGCGCCACAGCACGTGTGCGAAAAAAAGCGCTATGGCCGCTTCCATGAGCATCTGGAACGACAGCCGCAAATGCGGCGACGGGAACCGGTAAAGGGCCGCCAGGATCAATAAGATCGCGGCCCAGGCGCTGCTAGCGCGCGGCCGTGTAATAGGCTTCAAGGCCTTTGACCTCCAGGCTGCCGTTGCCGGTGGTGGTATTCCAGATGTCCAGGGTGATCCAACTGCCGGCGGCGATGGCCGCCGCGCCGGTGGCGTCCGGCGTCAGGGTCACCTCTTCGTTGGTGGCGTCGCTGGCCGCCAGGGCCACGGCGGTCTGGGCGATGGCGGCGGCGTCGAATACGGCCCCGTCGGTGTTGACCCATAACTGCCAGTCGATCTCGGACGGCGTCGTGTCGCTCGATTCGCTGCAGAGCACGCGAAAGGCCAGCCCGGTGGAATAGTCGGCCGGCACGCGGAAGCTGATCTGCACCGGCGTCACCTCGTCGTCGGCCCAGACCACGGCCGGAATATTGTCGGTCGCGGCAATGCCCGGATTCGTGGTGCCGTCGGCCGCGATGGGCGTGCCGTTGGTGATTAGGGCTCCCAGAGGCAGATCGAATCCGCGGGTGGCCGGCGCGTCCACGTAATCGGTGGTGGTCACCTTGAGATAACCCTTGACCAGCACGTTGGTAAAAAACCCGTCGT